CGAACATACGATAGTATAGCATTTCAACGGTGACAGTCAAGTAGTGCGGCCAACTCGCCGAGGTTGAACTTGTACTGCCGCTTGTGTTCCGTCGGCGTGGCGTGCGACAGTTTGCCGCGTTTGAGCCATTGGCTGATGAGGTTGCGTGATATGGTCAGGCCGTATCGTTTCAGCTCTTTGGCCGCGTCGCTTGGTGTGCCGGTGATTCGCACTTGCCAGAGTCTTTCGTCTCGGGCTGCTTTGATTGCTGGCGCGGCCCATTCCCTGTGGCAGCCTTGGCATGTGACCGATTCGGCTTCTGGCGTGCCGGTGAGCAAGCTGTGGCAGTTTGGGCAGGTGCCGAGGATTATAAGCTCGTCCTCTGGTGTCAGTGCTTGTTCGTTGCGTCTGGTGATGTGTTCCAGGGCGGCGTAGTCGTCTGCTGCTGTGCTCATGTTGAGGATGGTGTGCCGGTTGCTGATGATGGCGCACCATGCTTTCCGCCAGTCGTATGCGGCGTATGCCGTTCTGATTTTCCCTGCCTGTTCGGCTAGCCAGGCTTCAGAATCTGCGATGAGGTCTTGAGCGTGGGTGTCGATGGGCAGTGGCGCGTTGCCTTTGTTTGGCGTGTGTTCTGGGGTGCCGATGTGCGCCTGACGGAGCATGATGCTTCGCAGGGCGGGCAGTTGAACGTGTCCGAGCTGGCAAATCATGGCCCAGTAGTCCGTTCGGCAGTTTGCGCAGAGCATGTTCGCGGACGCTGTTTTTGCGGGCTTATGGCAGTGCTGGCAGTTGGTCAAAGTCGGGTCTCCTTGTCGTACTGGTGGATGATGGCCGCGATTTCGGCTTTCGGCACTTGCGGCACGAGCGGCGCGATCTCGTCGAGCGCGTATCCGGCCTGATGCCACTTGATGATCATGTTTTCGAGTATTTTCTTCATTTGCATTCCTCCACCGTGTTGCATCCGATGTATGTGCCTCTGTCTTTGAGGCATGCCCATGTCACGTCTCCCGTCTTGACTGTCTCCATTTGAAAATCGTGGTGGGTGGCCGTATACCAGTGCGCATAGATGCTTAATCCCATCAGGAAGAGCATTGCGGCGACGGATACCACCAGTGCGACAATCAGAATTTTCTCGGCCTTGTCCAAGTCGCCCATCACTCACCGTCCTTTTCGATTTTGACGATCTTGTTCTTGATGGCCGTTAGAATTTCCCGTTCCGTACCGCTGTTCGCGAATGCCCACCAAATGCCTCTAAGTCCTGCCCAATCGGTGTCCACGAGGGTGGAGAACAATGCATTGCACAGGCCGGACAAATTGGTGTCAGCATAGAGCGGTATGCCGTGTATCACCGCGTCGTTCGCATACCAGAGCGCCTTCCTCAAGTCTTCGACGCCGTTCTTCGACTGCCAGCGGTAGCAGTATTTGACCACGTTGCCCCAGTCGAAACTCAACAGGCGGGTCAGTTCGATGCATTCGAACGGGCCGTTCTCGTAATGCTTCGGATGATTGACGTTGTCCATGTGCTGCTCCTTGACCGATGCCGAATCTGATGATTGCGACGCATAGGCGGCACCGGCCAATACGTTGTCGAACAGGATTTCAAGCGGGTTGCGGTTCATTCGACGGTCTCCTTATACGGGTTTTCGCTTGTATATTGCGGAAAATCGCATTCCTGGTCTTTCCAGCCGGCAGCGTATCCTTCCCGCCATGCTTTGCGGCGCTCGTATTCCAGCTGTTCCAGGCTGTACATGGTTTCCGGTTCGTCGTGTTTCATGATTTCTCCTTGTTGAGTTTGTTGGCTAATTCGCAGGCCTTTTCGTCTGCCTGTGCGGTTTCTTCGTCGCGTCCGAGCGCTTCGAGCACGTGGCGGCATTTCCACGTGTGTATGTGGCGTTTCGAGGGTGGGATGCCGCTCATGTTGGCGCGGCGTTGGCACCAGCCTTTCCACAGGCGCGTCCAGTCGTTAATGGTTCTGGTTTCGCTTTGGTGGCGGCTGGCGAATGCATTCCATGCGCCAGTGAGGTCGAGGTTCGTGTATTCCGAGGCTATGGTTCTGTCGGTCGCGTCCTTTTCGGCCATGTCGGCGTATTCGGTCGGGCTGATTTCTTTGGAGAAAGAAGAACATTCTTCTTTCTCTTTCTTTTGGGTTCTGGTGTTCTGGTGTTCTGGTGTTTGTCCCGATGTAACAGCGTTACAGTTCCGAAGTAACGCCGTTACATCCGATTCGTTGCGATGCTTGGCCACGCGCTCGGCGCTTTTCTTCCTGGCGTGCAATACCTGCTCTTTGGTGCGGTTGTGGGCGGTGTAGTCGTGGATCAGCCAGCCTTCGTCAACCGCTTCGAGCATTCCGACATCGCACAGTGCGTTGACCTGCTCGCCCGTGGCGCCGATGACATAGAGCATGGCGCGGCGCGGTATGAATCCGTCCGTAAGATGGTCGCCACAATACGTCAAAGCCATGCAGAAGACTCCAACAGCATCCATGCGTCCGCTGCGGGCCAGTTCCTGCACCTTCTCGTTGCAGTAGAAGCCGTTCACGAGCTGCACGTAGCCGCGTCTAGCCATCGCCTAATCTCCTCTTGTGGTTCCGTCGTGGTCCATCGAATCCAAAGCTTCTTCGAGTTCCGCCAAGCTTGGTGGGGGCCAAGGAAGAATTCCAACATCTTCCATCACATGCTCCCGAATCGCTTGTAGAATTCGTCATCGGTCATGACAGACAGAGGATCCATGCCAGTTGTCGGCTTGCGCGCGGCCAGCTTGTATCCGCAGTAGGGGCAGGTCACGTAATATGTGCCGACAACCTCGCCGCAGTGAGCGCATTCCACATACTTGATCGTCTTGCTCATTCGTTTGCCGCCTTCCGTGCGATTTCGAGCATTTCCCGAGCGTCCCTGATGTAATTGGCTCGCATCTCCGGCTCGGCCAGAGTCCAGAAGCAGTCCTCACTGGGCATGACGTCTTCCCAGGCTGGTGCCATGTCCCACCACAGCAGTTTTCTCGCCACGGCCTCGACCTCGGCGTCAGCCGGTGGCGCATTGCGTCCGCGCAGGTACGCTTCCTGCAAATCGTCCGTGTCGCAGGAAAACTGTTCCTTGACACGCGTTCCACTCCAGTAGCGGGTCGGATATACCTTCTCAGCTTCATCATCCGCGATGCTCAAATTGTCCTCTTTCCGTTCGCCTTGACCATTGCCCAGAGGATTTCGCTTGCCGGACGGCGCCTGTATGACAGGTCGTTGTATGACTGCACGTGGCCGAGAATCAGTTTCGAGCCGGTCGAATCGGGGGTAAGGATCGCGTTCACGCGCTCCGGCACCATCTTCTGCCATACGATCTCGTCGCACAGTTCCTTCGTGCAGACCAGATAGTTCTGGTCGCCGTAGAACGTCAGGCCGTTACCGCTCGTGAAGTCAGCCATGCATGACTTCACCTCGTAGAACCCGAAGCAGCCTTTCTCCACGCTTGCGGGCACCGGCTCGCCGTTGATGTTCCGTGGGGTGAAGCCCACGTAATCCACTCGCCGCTCGTCAGGCGTGTTCCGGTCGAAGTTGACCTCGCTCGCCCAAAAAGCGGTCTGATTCCTCAGACGCTTCTCCACCAGCTCGGACAGCATGGCGGTAGTTTCAGCCCTGCTCATTCCGTATCCTCCTTAATGAAGACGATCCAATGTGTTCCGGTGCGGTTCGGCTGTTTGTTGCCGAAGAGCGGCTTATGGTCAGTGAGCTTGAGAATCTGAGAGACGGGTATCTGCGTCTCATTCCACTTGAAAATCAGCGTTCCGCAAGGCTGCAATACGCGAAAGCATTCGCTGAACATGGTCTTAAGGTCGTTTTTCCATGTCTCTCGGTCGAGGCATCCGTATTTCTGCGCCATGTAGCTCGTCTCTCCCGCATCACGCAGGTGCGGTGGGTCGAGCACGACCATACGGAACGTCTCATCCGGGAACGGCAGATCGCGGTAGTCCATCAGCATGTCCGGCTTGACTTCGAATCTGCGTCCGTCACATAGTTCCCAACTTTCGTCGCGCACGTCACCGAAGAGCACACGGCTGTCTGACTTGTCGAACCAGAACATTCGCCCGCCGCAAGCAGGGTCAAGAACAGGTTGGTACGCGCTCATTTCGTGTCCTCGATTGGCTTGCAGTCGTATGGGGTCGGGCTTATGTCGCTGATCGAGCAGGCGTATGATTGGCTTCCGTCGCGCATGATGATGGTTCTTTCGGTTGTCACGCCTTTCCATACGCAAACGCAGAAGACAATGAATATTGCGGCCGCGGCCACCGCCAGCAGTCCGATCAGCAGGTTTTCGGCGATGTCCGTCCAATCTGGTTTCCATTTCATTTTTTCGCATCCTCGCTTTGATTCGGCACCTCGCTGGGCATGGAGCCGGAATGGCCGAGCATGTTTTGGCAATGCTCATAGACCAGATACAGGCCGCGAAGTTTTCCATATGTGAGGTCGGTACTGGCGTCCTCAGTGCACTTTATTTCCATC